GGATGGTACACTAAACGGGATTAAATCATATTTCTTGCGTACAATACCCGCCTATGAATTTCCTGCTGAAGATGTAATGTATTGGAAGTACAAGAACTTTGATTTCAACGTAAATGGTCAGCACTTGTACGGCCTTAGTCCAATCCGTTCTGCTGTTAGGGATATATCAGCCAATAATTTCGGTAAAGACGCTGTAAACGCTATGTTTAAGAATGGCGGTGCAGTAGGTATCATCAGCAATGAAGAACCTGGGGCATTATCACCTGAACAGCAGGCATTACTAAAGGATAAGCTGGATGAATTTATCAACAGCAGAAGCCAGAAAGGGAAAACAGTACCTATCAACGCTAAGGTGAAATGGCAGCAGGTAGGCATGAACGCTGTTGACATGAACCTGATGGAAGCGTTAAAGTTATCTAAAGAGGATATCGTTAACATCTTCAATTTCCCTATTAACCTGCTTTCTGATGAACGTGCTACAGAGAATAACAAGGAGCAGGCTTTAAAGTACCTTGTAACGAATACAATTTACCCTGATTTGGTTTCATTCCGCGACCAGTTCAATAAGCAGGTTGCTCCATTGATTGACAAAGACCTTTACATAGACTTTGACATTTCCATGCTGCCTGAATTACAGGATGATATGGAAAAGCTGGCTAATGTATTGGATAAGGCTTACTACCTTACACCAAACGAAAAGCGGGTTGCATTGCGATATGATGAACTGGCTGATCCTAACATGAATACTATCTTAGTACCATCAGGATTGCAGTCTTTGGATGATGCGACTATGAAGATTAATCCAGATTTAGGGAATCCTGACCTTAGCGATTACACACCACAAGCATAATGAGCCAATACTGGAAAGCATACGCCAAACGATTAACAGCACTTGAAAACCAAAATATACCTTTGGTTGAACGTGCTATACGCGGGCAGGTAAACCAGTTCATACACGCACTACAGGCGCAAGGGGTTGAATCAGCAGTACAGAACATCAACGGTATTATAGGCTATAACAGCATGGTAGAGCCATTGCGTACCGTACACAAGCGCGGGGCAATGGCAGAAGCTAGTTGGTCTTATGGTAACTTGAAAAAGATAGTTACCAAACGCCAAACGTATGGATTCAATCAGCTATGGACAAACATTATCGAAGCCTACCTGAATAACACAGACCTGCTTAAAGATGCTAAGAACATCACAGAAACGACTAAGAGCCGTATTTTAGAGATTATAGCACAAGGTGTACGAGAAGGTAAAGGAGTGCCAGAACTAGCCCGTATGTTACGCGCTGATGGTTTACCACTCAAACGCGCAAGGCTTATAACCCGTACTGAATTAACGGGTGCAACTAATTTCGGTAGTATGATGGGGGCTGTATCTACGGGTATTATTTATCAGAAAGAATGGCTAACAGCAGGCGATCATAGAGTACGCGGGCAGAAGCCTAACGATAGGTTTAGCCATGTGGTGCTAAATGCAGACCGTGTAGAAATGAATGAATCATTTAACAACGGTGAAGAACTGCTTTACCCTGGTATGAAAGGCGCAAGCGCGGGTAATGTATGTAATTGCAGGTGTACGCTGCTATACATCCCTAAGCGCGATGCAGCAGGTAATGTGATGACATACCCGCAATTAGGTAAGCTACCTAAGCCTGGTAATTTGATTATTGATTTAGCTATACAGACTATATTAGCTGAAATATTAGCTGAATTATTTGGTTATTAATATTTTTCTTATATTTGCAACAGTATTGCATTAATATTGAGCGCAAAACATTTGCGCGTTGTTACAAACAAAGGGCTTACAGGAGCAGATTTTAGACGTAGATACCGAAAAGAAAACCGTGAAAGCGGTTTGGGCTGCTATGGGTAACATTGACCTTGACGGTGATGTTATTATGCCTGGTGCATTTACTAAGACTATACAAGAACGCGGCCCGCAAGGTAAAAACCTTATTTGGGCATTGATTGATCACGAAGCCGACCTTAAACACGCTATCGGTAAACCTTCTGAATTATACGAGGAAAACGGAAAGTTAATCGCTGTTACAAAGATTGTTGATACAGAACTTGGTGAAGATATTATTACCATGTACAACGAAGGTCTTATCAACCAGCACAGCATAGGCTTCTCAATCCCTAAAAACAAGTCAGAAATTCGTGATGGTGTACGCTACATCAAAGAGTGCGTACTGTACGAAGGTTCTGCTGTATTGTGGGGTGCAAACCCTGAAACGCCTACATTGGGCGTATTTAAGGGAATGAACGCACCGGCACAGCTTAACGCATCGCAGCGATTAGAAAAGATGCTAAAGGCGTTTAAACACGGCAAATTCACAGACGAAACATTCCAATTAATCGAAATCGAAATCAAACAGATTCAGGCAATGATTGAAGCTGAATCCACTCAACCCGCAGATGATGCAGTAGAGCCGGATAATGAAATCACACCTGAACAGATTAAGCAAATATTTTCAAACTTTAAACTCTAAACAAATGTCAGATATTCTGAACGAACTGAAATCTCAGGTAGATAACCTGAAAGGTGAACTTAAGGCGCAAATCGACCTTAACATCAAAGCTGCTGCTGAAAATAGCGCATCCGCTGCTGCTGATTACAAAAAGAATGCGGAAGCAATCGAATTACAAATTAAGTCTTTGACTGATAAGGTTGATGCTATTGAGCGCAACAGCAAATCAGTTTTGGTAAACAGCAAGAAGTCTATGACTTTCGGTGATGCTTTTGCTGAAGCCGTTGGCAATGCTCACGACAATATCAAGCGCGTAAGCAAAGGCCGTGGTTTTGAAATGGAAATGAAGTCTGTTGGTAACATGACTACTGCAAGCAACCTGACAGGTGAAAGCGTGGTAACTTACCAAAACCAGCCTGCACTCGTACCTGCTAACAAAGTAAACTTCCGTCAGCTTGTTTCTACTATCGGGAGTTCTACAGGTACTTATGTGGTTTACCGTGAAACAGGCGGTCAGGGGTCTATGGGCTTTACTTCTGCCGGTGCTGCTAAGAATCAGGTAGATTACGACTTTACCCGTTTGCAGTACAACGCATCTTACCTGAACGGTTATGTGCGTATTGCAAAAGAAATGTTGCAGGATTTGCCATTTATGCAGCAGGCTTTACCAGCAATGCTGTTGCGTGATTTCTACAAGAAAGAAAACAGCCAGTTCTATACTGACTTGTCAACTGCTGCTACCGGCCCATCAACCCCTGGAGGTGCTAACTACATTGAAGATATCATCAGTTTGGTAGGTCAGTTGGAAGATACTGATTTTGATTGTACTGGTATCGTGCTGAAGCCTTCAATCGTTGCAGCTATTCAGAACACTAAGCCGCAGAACTATAGCCTGCCTGGTGCAGTAACTATCAGCCCTGCCGGTCAGTTGACTATCAACGGTGTACCTGTATTCAAGGCTTCTTGGATGGCTACAAACCGCGTACTGTTGGGTGATTGGAGTCAGGCTAAGATTGTTAATGTTGACGGCTTGAAGGTTGAATTCTTCGAGCAGGATAGCGATAACGTACAGAAGAACTTGATTACTGTTCGTATCGAAGCGCGTGAAGTACTGGCTATTGATCGTCAGGATGCCTTCACATTCGCTACAATCACAGCTGACTAATATAGCTTTCTCTTTGTTGTGTTTTGTGTGTGTTTTTCCCCCGTCATTATTGGCGGGGGTTTTTAATTCTATATTATTTGTATATTTGTAATGCAGCTCACCCGTGTTAATCGGATACTGGGTTGCAAAAATCAAAATACTTTGAGCCTCGGTTTGTAACCGGGGCTTTTTTATTATCATTTTCCTGATATCAGGAAGATGATACACAACGCAACAATGTTGCAAAAATAGTTGTACATCGTATTGATTGGTAAATTATATTTGTATTCAGAACGGGTAGGTCGAACTCGGTCAGGCCAAAGCAGGAGTGAATACGCGGCACGTTGATTTCTTTCCCCTTGGCGTAAGGGGGTGTTGGTTAGAATCCAACCCCGTTCTTTTAAGTTCTTTAACAACTACTGATTGACTACAAACAAGCAATAAGATAGTCTGGCTTGCAGCAGAATGAATTGCTCTAACAGTTCTAAGATGTGAGTGGTTTGGGTTGATGTGGCAAGCGGTTACCCGAGGTAACTTAATCATGAATTAACATGAGTAACGCTTACTACCCCACTTAGAAGGCAGTAGTTGTTATTTCTTCAGTCAGGCATAGTTTCTCATAAGCAAGTTTAGGATTCCGGCCTGCATTTCTATGTGGGCTTTTTTGTATATATTTGTAAAAAACACATTATGGATAAACCTACTTCATGGATTGAAGCTGCTGAAACAGATAAAGCAGATTGGTACATTCACCCTTCAGGCGGCACAGAAGATTACGAATTATCAGGTAAAAAGATTGCTGATGAAATTATGCGCCTTGTAAAGCCTAGCGATAAGCTGGCTGAATACGGGTGCGGCAATGGTCGTATTATGCGACATATTAAGAATGATTGTACAGGCTTTGACATTGTACATAAATTTGTACAACAGGCTAACGAATCAGGGCTAAAGGGGTACCACATTGATGATATGCACAAGCATACAGGCTTTGATGCTATCTATTCAATAACTGTATTTATTCACCTTAATAAGCAGGACGGTAAAGAAGCATTGCGGAAAGTGCATCATTCGCTAAAACAAGGCGGTTTAGGGTTATTGCAGATTCCTGTTTATGATGTGGCTAAAGAGCCAAAAGACTTTATTGATGTAGGTGTATGGGATAAGCAACAGCTTGAAGATGCCTGCAAAGAAATAGGCTTTGAAATTGTAGAACTATACACAAACCCTGGTGAATTTTCATTTACAGCCATAGGTGAGAATCATCTTAAAATGCAAGTATTGCGTAAATTATAAAAACACACAACAATGCTAAGACTATTCAAACAATTCAGGGATTTAGAAAGAAGGATAGAAGATTTGGAATATAAACTAAAATCATTAGATGATTGTTTAAATTATAAGTCTTCAGATTTTAAAGTAAAATCTGAACTTGAGGTGTATTTGGACGAAAAACAAGATATAAAGATTAGACCAAAACAAACCACACAACAATGAAAGTACTAGTTATCTGCCACATCTACCCACCAATGCACAATGCCGGTGCGGAGTGGTATCAGCATCAGGTTAACGTATTCCTACAGAAAGCAGGGCATGAGGCAAGGGTTATGCTGCCAAACAAAGACAGGTATCAGGCAGGTATCTCACAGGCTTATACATTTGATGGTATATACTGTTTCCCGCGCCCTAATAACATTCAGGGGGCTATAGAATGGGCTGATGTGCTAATTAGCTACCTAGACCTTACGCATTGGGCTATTGGCTTTGCTAGGCGGTTTAACAGGCCGTTAGCGTGGATTGCACACAATACGCACCCGTATGAAAATGTGAAAATGTTTGCAGAGAACGTGAGCGTTGTGTATAACAGCCATGCAGCCGTTACAGAATGCCCGTATCCAAACAATTACACAGTATTGCACCCGCCTGTAGATTATAGATATTATGATGTGTGCGATAATCCACAGGATAATGAGTACATCACACTTATTAACCTTAATGATAACAAGGGGGCAAGGCAATTTTATAAGTTAGCCCGCAGGATGCCAGAGCGAAAGTTTTTAGGTGTGAAAGGGGCTTACGATGAACAGCTTTACCCTGCTGAAGATATTAAAAATGTTACCATTGTAGAACATACGGCTGATATACGCGAGGTGTACAAAAAAACCCGTATATTGCTGATGCCATCACAATATGAATCTTGGGGGCGTACTGCTACCGAAGCGATGTGTAACGGTATTCCGGTGATAGCAAACCCCACTTTTGGACTAAAAGAAAACTTAAGCAATGCGGGAATATACTGCGACAGAGCAAACCTTGATGAGTGGCAAAAAGCCATCGAAAAGCTGGATAAAAAAGAAGAATACAAGAAGGCCAGCGCAAAAGTGCGTAAACGCTCACGGGAACTTGATCCGCAAGAGGAATTACGAACATTTGCAGAATGGTTAGGAAGTCTTAAACATAGATAACCAACACTAACAGCCCTGTACTCAAATACGGGGCTTTTTCGTATCTTGCAATAAATACACAATATGAAATACAGCGATAACTTCAACAGGGATTTTAAGTGGTTTCTTAAAATGCGCCATGAGTTTAACTTTTCTGGTAAGGATGAACGCGACCAAATTATCTATGATAAGAATGGTGTAGATGGTAAGAAAGCGTTTTACTTATGGGATTCACAGGGTAAAATAGTACCTACAAAGCATCCAAACCTATTATTTAGCCTGCTTAAAACAAAAGGAAGCGTAAACCTGCATATTAAAATGTTTGCTGAAGATAGGGCAGCCTGTAATTGGGGGCTGATTGAAATCAGGGCTTTATGTATCAAATGGAAAGCACCTGACTGGTTTAGGCAAGCTGTAGAAAGGCAGAAGGTAAAATACTACGCCTAAAATTCGTATCTTTGAAACATGGCAAATAAATTAATAGACCTGCAACAGCTTACGCAGCCTGTTGAGCCTGTGGATGCCGAACTGGTTAAACTGTGGGCTAAAATTGACTATAATACAGATGATTCTCTGATTGATATACTTATCCCTGCTGCCCGCGAAGTATTAGAACGTGCTACAGGATTAGCTTTCGCTACAAGGCAACTAAAGTGCGAATTTTACCATGATGGCGAGCATAGCTTTGAATTACCCTACCAGCCTTTTGTATCGGTTGTATCGGTAGAATACAGGGCTTGCAAGTTTAGCGAATGGGCTGATATTACTGGACAAGATAGCTACGAATTAGAAGGCAGCCAGTTTAAGGCGTTAAACGGTGAACCAGGTATTTACAGGGTGGTATATTACGGTGGCTATGCTACAGGATATAACAGCTTACCTTATCAGATTCAGCAGGCTATTTGCCAGCAGGTAACGTATATGTACGAGCATAGAGAATCGGCTGAAGTTGATCCTATAGCTATGAAATCTATGTACACACTTAACCGTAATTTATGGCTTTAAGCAGGGATTATGTGGGTAAACTAAGCAAGAGGATTACGTTTAAGAACGTAGTACAGACGGCTGATGATGCAGGTGGTAATACCGAATCATTAACCGATGTTGCTACCGTATGGGCTGAAGTTGTGCCATTAAATAACAGCAGGTTATTTGAGAATGGCATATTGCTACAGGCAAATACTTATCGAATTAGAGTTCGTAAAGACGCTGTTACTCCTACTGTTAAAATGCAGATTGATTATAACGGTAAAACGCTAGTAATACAAGGGGCGCAAGATGTAGCAGAGGAAGGTTTTTACTGGCGTATTTTGGCTAATGAGTTGATAAACACATAAACACAAATAAAATGACAGCACAACAAAAAGCAAGTGAATTGATTGAATTATTTACATTTAATTGTAAAGAGTGCGATAACGCAAAACAGTCCGCATTGTTAGCCGTACAAGAAATATTAGTTGTATTAGAAAATAATATAAATGAATATCTATTTTATAGTGATGTTGAAACCGAAATATTAAAACAAATTTATGGCTAAGTCATTTGAAGTAGATATGAACGGGCTATTAGCCTTAGAAAGAAGGGTTAATTCTATATCTCAAAATTTGAGAAATAAGGTTATTATTGAAGCACAGGCAGAAATGCAGATAGCGGCTAATGAAGCTAAGAAGAACGCTCCTGTTGATACAGGCGGTGCTGGTATTAGAGGATCAATTAACCCGTTTTTTGAGAAGTCGCAAACAAGCAGTATTATAGGTGTAGTTGCTCAAAAAGATTACGCAGCCTATTGGGATTTTGGTACTATTGAGTATGTAAATGTGCCATCTGGGCTTGAAAATATAGCCATTCAATTTAAGGGGCGCGGCATTCGGAATGTTGGCGGTATAAAACCAAAGCCTTACCTATACCCTGCATTTTTTAGGGCAGTAGAACGCCTTAAATCTAGGCTTAAACAGATAATTTTTGACAAATGAGTGATATTAGCTTTGAGATAAGAAAAGCCTACAAAACAGCATTAGCCGGAATTATTACAGTACACGACCAGTTACAGACTGGCGATGTGCAGCTTTACGCTATTGTGCAGAATCAGGCTGGTGAGCAGATTAGCACTAAGACAAAATACATGAGCAGCCAGACGGTTACTGTTACGGTATTTTACAGGCAGAATCAGAGCGTTAGCCGCGAACAAGTAGAAGATATTACAGATCAAATTAGGCAGGCTATTGTAGGGCAGTCTTTAAGCATTTCAGGTTACATTATGCACACAGCTACACTACAGGCTGAAACATCAGGAGCGACTACAGGCAATGAGCGTACATACTCTACTAAGTCACTAACTTTTGGGCATATTATTGAAAGTATGTAAATTGCATAAAAACACACAACTATGACAGCCAAAGAAGAAGCAAAAAGAATATTTGAATACTTTAATGAGAATCAAGGGGGATGTGATTACTTTTGGCAATTTTGCAAAAATGATGCAATATTTTCAGTAAATATTGCACTTTCTTATTGCACAAATTCAAAGAAGGCTAAATTCCTTCGCGATGTAATTTCAGAGATAGAAATGCTACCAGACAGAAAATGCGACACTACTAGTTGATTTATCAGCTAAAAATACTATATTTGCGATAGCATTATTCAGTTAATATTGGGCAGCTTAATAAATTACAATGGCTGCATTTAACGGTAACATTCTTAACATTTACATTTCTACAGACGGCGGCACTACCAAAAAGCTGGCTGTTTGTATGACTTCCGGTGAAATATCCGTGGAATCCAATCAGCTTGACAGTACAAGCAAGTGTGATGATGGTTGGACTTCTTCTTTACCTGGTAACAAATCATGGACGCTTTCAGGCGAAGGCTTCAGCGAAAAAGAATCTGCTACAGCAGGTCAGCTTTCATTTAAAGAATTAATGACTTTGTGGGCTGCTGATACAGTATTCAAAGCATACTGGAAAGATGCTGACGGTTCTTATCGCAACTATTACGGTGATGCCTATTTCAGTTCTTTGACTGAATCAGCTAACACCGATGAAATTGTTACCTTCAGCTTTGAGATTCAGGGCAAAGGCGAACTTTCATTATCTTAATACTAAAACATGAACGGACAAACACAAATTGAGATTGGCGGCAAGGTAAGGTCGCTATACTTTGGCATGGATGCCAATGAAATATTTTTTGGTCTTATTGCTAAAGCACCTGTTCAAACAACCGCGCTATCTATGCGCTCACTTGTTTATGCAGGGTTGATTAATCAGTGCTTAATTACAAATGAAAGCCCTGACTTTACTTTGCAGGATGTAGCGGTTTGGGTGGATGATATGTTGTTAGATGATAAAGGCCGCGAAGTTCTTAAACAGGTTGACGCGGTATATGCTGATAGTAGGGCTTATAAGGCTTTGGTAGAAGAAGGGCAAAAAAAAAGCCAACTGACAACAGTATAGGATGGAGCGAAGTTAAACGCTTCGCTTTTGGTGTGTTGGGGATTAGCAGGGCTGATTATAGCCGGATGACTTTCGCTGATTATATGGCAAAGGTTGACGGCTGGCAGTTAGCAGAGCAGAAGAAGTGGGAGCATACGCGATTCTTGTCTATGATGATTTTGAACGGGTATAGCAAGCGGCCTATTAAAGACCCGTCTAAGCTGATGAAGCTGCCTTTGATTGATAAGGACAAAAAACCTGATTTAACCGTTGAGCAAATGCGCAACGCTATTGC